TCAGGAAGGATCCAACATTTCATGCGAAGATATCGGTCCCTACTAATAATCTACCCCTTGGTGTCTTGAGCCGTTTGGCCACTACCCTCCAAGAAATAAACCTTTTGCCTCCTTAAGCAATATTCAGTCAGAAGGAAATACGGTTTCGAACCCGTATTCTGCTGCTGAATGATAACTATATTATACCATATTCCAGACTAAAAGTCAAGGGATAATTTGGTATAAAACTCGTTTTTATGCATATACTGTACATTGGGTAAACTATCCCATTGTGGCATACGCTGTGAAATCTGATTATTACTATCAGGATTCACTTTAATAAACTGTATATTTTGATATTTAACCATAACACGACCCATTTGTATTACCCAATTCTGTGGGGTTACTGAGGATTCATCATGGCTCAAATATCCGTATGTATCTTTGTACAGGTTATTTATGAAATCTGTTGTACTGTACATGTCCATACCTATTAGATAACATGTCTTTGGTTTCTCTACCTTGCAACCTATGTACATTGCTGTTGCACCAGATGACCAACCTGGATCTTTAGGACCACCTTCGCCTTCCCAACCAGGATAATAGTCACTCATAATATCTTTTAATAATGTGATGTTATAATCTGCAAGACCATATGTCCATGTGATATATACATTCTCAAAACCATCACCTTTCCATCTATCGTTAGGTCTATCTTGATTAACAGTAGATGAACCATGAATAACAAATTGAGCATACCAGTTTTCTGGCGTGTGTTTCCATTCTCGTATTGTTGGTTCTTTCATATTAGAAGTTTGTGCTTCTTTCATCATGTCATAAGTCTCATTAGGTAAATTTTCCCAATCACGAAAATACACTTTATTATTATCACAATATCCACTACGATATATTTCATGTTCTAACATTGGGTCAACAGCAATCAAACCATCTACAACATGTTCACGATAAATTGCATTACAACCATAAACTTTACCTTTTGTTTTCAAAAGTTCGACATCAATGCTCTTACGACTTTCACCGTTACCTAGTACAAATAAATTTTCACTCACTTTATCATGTTCCTTAATATTAGTTTCATTCTCTCTTTGTTGAATTTCAGAAAGGGTGTGTATTTTATAATTTTCGTTTTCAAAGTAGGCCATATTATATCATCCGTAATTTTATCACTAAATTGTTTTGTATAGTTTAATAAACCGTTTAATATACATAATGTTTCTAATGATACTCTTTTTGCTAGATATGTTTTAATTAATATTGGATGTTGTCCTCTAGTTACTTTAAATATCTTATTAAAATTTTTATCACTCTTTCTTAATAACTGTTCAATGTCTCGTTCAAAATAGTATGCAAGACCATCAATTCTTTTTTGTCTTTCAAGGTATACATCATTGTTCATATCCTTAATATAAGGTGATTTATTAGATATGAAATTGCTAACAAAATAATTAGTAATATTATCGCCGTATTTTCTTGCAGCCTTAACAAAAAAGTATCTATCATTACGTTGTATAAACGTTTCGTACTTAGCATTAATCTCACCATTATACTTAAAGAAATCGTATTCATCTTTTGTAAAATGTAACTTAATGCTAAGGTATTTCTTGTATGCTTCATATCCTTCTTGCATTATCCAACATGTGTTTCTTGTAAATATTTAATCATCTTTTCTGGTGTGCTTTCAATGTAAGGATCTTGATCATTTGAATGATTATTAAGACCTGGTTCTTCAAACCATTTCTCTACTAAACCTGCATTAAGAACAGCAGAATAACGCCATGATCTTAATCCAAATCCTTGTTTAGGTTTATTAACTAACATACCTAATGATCTAGTGAATGTACCATCACCATCTGGTATCATTTTTACTTTTTCAATACCTTGTGCGTCTGCCCAAGCATTCATAACGAAGGCGTCATTTACACTTACACAATATACCTCATCAACACCTAATTCAATTAGTTCACCATATCGTTCTTCATAACCTGGTAATTGTTTAGATGAGCATGTTGGTGTAAATGCGCCAGGTAAACCAAATATAACAACTCTTTTACTATTAAATAATTCAAGTGTTGATACATCTTGCCATTCACCTGCTACTCTATACTTAAATGTGTGTGGTAAAATTTTCATATATTCTCCTATATTGGTAAGGTTGCTGTTTTTGGTAAAAAGTTTAAATCTTGTGCGTTCATTTTTATTTTATCTTTTAATGCTCTATTAATTAAATGTGTAATTTGATCAGGTTCTATTTCTTTTTCTCTACAATAATCCAATACTGCTTCCATATGTGTTAGTCTTTTTTTACTTGCTCTTTTTTCTATTATGAGAGCAAATTGTTTAGGTGTCATTCTTTCTCCTTGAGGTATCCCTCTCTACGATTTTTATTCAACCTCGTCAGGTCGCTGACTCTCATTAGAGAGGGAATCGTTGACTATTTCTAATAGTAAATCTGTGTCAAATATCCAATTCATACCATAACCCATTAAACATGTTTGACCTGTTTCTGCAATGGTCAAGAATACGGAGCCATTTTTTAATTCTGCACTATACCAAAATGATACCCATGCGAAAGTCTCTGAATTAGGATCGCCATTTTTTGTTACATCTGACCAAGCAATTGCTTTTTGTTTAAATATACCACTTGCATATGAAAATACAACTGGCCCTGCACCACAAAATATTGGCACTTGTGTTGTTGTCATAACACCCGGAGGAAACACAGGATGTTCTTCTGATTGTACACTTTTTGCAATGACACTTAGCATTACAATAATGCACCATATGTATATAATTCTTTTAATCATTTTTCTCTCTCTCAATCCATTTGTAAAAATTCTCTACCGCTTCTTTTAGTTTAGGTAAGTAGTCAACTTTGTTTTTCTTAAATACTTGTGTTGTACCTTCCTCTGTTACGATTAGTATAACCACTTGGGTTACTTCTTCACCAAAGTGTTCTTTAAACATTTCAGCATAAGCACTACCTTGTATAAAATAGTTCTCAATCCAACTTTCATTTTTTTCTTTTGTAGATGTTTTAAAATCTACTATTGACAATACACCATCATATTCTGCGATACAATCTACACGACCTGCAACTGTATAATCACTAGAAAACATTTGTGCCTCTTGTAATCTTATATTATTTATTTTTGATAGTTCTGGTTTCAATACATTAAACATCATTCTAGGTAAGAATTGTTTTTTGTATTTGTCAACTTGTTCCAAGTCAACATTGTTTAAGTAATCTTCAACCATATTATGTACTGCTGTGCCACGATTGGCAGCTTGTATCATTACATGGTTTGCAACTTCTTCACCTACTCTTTGACGCCATTCATGTAAACCTTTTTTATCTCTAATTGATAAAACAGATGTAATTGATGGATAGGCTTCTTTAGTTTCTAGGTGTTCGTAAAATCTCTTGCCATTTACATTCTTGGCCTTGAGAGGTGGTAATTCATTTATTGGTGGTGTATGTGTAAATATCATTATATGCTCACTTTTAAAATTATATTATATCAGGTCTTGACTAAAAAGTCAAGGGTTAATCTCTAGTAAAAAATGGGTCAGGTTTCTTACTTTTTTGTGCTTGTTCTAATACTTTCATAAATTTATCAAATTCTTTATGTGCTGTATATCTGCCAACTTTATATGCAATATAAAGACAACCAACAGCAATAATTGTATGTGTTATTGGATCCATTCTTTTGCCTTTTCTGTTACTTCATCAACTCGTCTAGTCCAACCTCTACCAAAGGTTTCAAAAGTAGATAAACTTTGATAATAGTTATGTCTTTCAGCTTGATATTTTTCTATCATTTCTCTAGTTTGAGTTCTTACATCTTCACCTATTGCTGATTGTAATGCACCTAGTGTTTGTGGTCCAATACCACCATCTTGCGTTACACCTATTAGTTTTTGTAAAAATTTTGCAGCTCTGCCTGGACCTGCATTGACAGCAAAGTCAAAGATACATAAATCTAAACCCTCAGGTAAATTATCACCTTTTACTCTATCCCAATAATTTTTTTTGTATATTGGTTCAACATCTTCTTTTGTTAATTCTTTCATGTCTTTTGTGCCACCAAAGTCTTCGTAAACTCTTTTAGTGACACCTAAATTTGTTTCACCACCCGGATCTTTTGGGTGATTAACATATCCACCTTCGTGGTGTAATATTACTTCTAATGCTTCTGAAAATCTATTGCTCATAGTGTAATCCTAACTTTATTTTTTCTATTAGATAACTTTTTAACATACCACTTCTTACAATATCACCAAGATCAAATTCTATACAATCAACTTCTTTCATTTGTTGCATGATATTCACAAAATCTAATATGCCATTTCTATCGTTTGTTTTTGTTAAATCTGTTTGCTGAATATCACCAGCAAACACTATTCTTGTATTTTGACCAACTCTGGTCATGATGGTATCTAACTCATGGAAATTTAAGTTTTGACATTCGTCCACTATAATTACACCATTGTCAATTGTGATACCTCGTAAAAAACTCGTTGATAAGAAATCTACTGTTCCTTGATTTCTTAAATCTGTGTATAGTCTATCAAACTCAGCGTCTGAGCCTCGTTGAAACATAAATCGTACCATGTTTTGATATGGTACTTGATACAAATATGATTTGTCTTCTTCATCGCCAGGTAAGAAACCTATGTCTCTGGTTGGCAACAATGAACGGACAATATATACTCGCTCTCTTGGTGACTTGGGATCCAACACATCTTTTAATGCGTTATATAATGCAACAAAAGTTTTACCTGTTCCTGCCACACCATATAGAAAAAGATTTTGGCCTTTTTCATAAGAAGCGAATACTTCTTTTTGATTGTCGGTTATTGGTTTTATCGTATTTAATTCGCTTGACGATATATTTAATTTCTTTTTACTTACCATAATTTTTTCACCGTTTTAATGAGTGACAACTCAGCTTACGTTTCGGATTCTGTTTACCAGTATATGATATTCCTACCAATGTGCTGTTGTCTATCTACTTCTATTTATTCTTTGCTCTCTTTCTATGTTTATCTATTACTGCTCTAGTTCTGGATTCTTTAACACCTTGTCTTCTATATCTTTTACCTAGATTACTTTCAGGATGTTTTTCTGCAATTCTATTTAAGTGGTCTTTCCAACCACTATCTGTTTTACTATCTATTTGACCAACACTACTAACTATGTTCATTTGTGTAGGTGGCATAAGTGTAATATCT